TCTTTTCTCTCAGCTCTGCTAATAAACTAAGTGCTGATTGCATATCAAAAGCAAAACCATCTTGCTCTTGTTGTTTCATTATCTGAGCAACACCCTGTTCAATATCAATTGACTGAGGAGAAAAACCTTTTGACTCTTTGCGAAGTTCTTGTAATACTCTAGTGTTTAACTGTACATCCCGTACACAATAGTTTAACATCTCAGTAGAGTAGTTAAGATAATCTTCAAACTCAATCTTAGGGTAGCCTAACTTGTAGCCCCAAGTCTCAAGGCTGTGACCACAATCCCTTGTTGGATTAAATAGTCTGGATAAAACTAAGGTGTCAATAATTTTTTTATCTCTTAGTTTCACTCCTCCAAACTTTTCTACCATTGGAATATCAAAGCCAATAATATTGTGACCAATCAGTCTGTCGGCTGTCTCAAGAAACTTATACCCTTCTTCTAACTTACTCGGTGGAAACTTAAATATCTCACCGGAGTCAGGATTCTGGGCAACAATACACCATACTTTTGTCGCATGAAGATCGTCAGTTTCTATGTCAAATACTAAGTCCATTAAAATCCCTCGTCACCTGAGTTGTCAAACTCTATGTCTTCGTTGGTTAATTCAGTTAGTCTACCTGTCTCTGCATCATAGATAACTCTAGCTGCCATCCCTACATCACCTGTGTATCTTGATTTAAGAATACGTAGTCTTGTAGTTCTTGATTCATCAAAGTCATCTGATTGTTGATTACGTTCTAGTGCAATCACACAATCTGATAGTTGACCGATACTATTTGAGCCACGTAGATGAGAGAGACTTACTTCAATTCCATTCTCATGTCCTTTGTTTCCATCGACACGTCTGAGATGTGACACAAGTATAATCCCTGCACCTGTCTCTTCAACTAAACTTCTAAGTCTAGTCATAATAGTATCAATGGCTCGTCTCTCATCACCTTCATGTACTGCACTCACCAACATGTGCAAGTGATCTACTACTACCCACTTACAATCGCAACCAATAATCATAAAGCGAAGCTTGGTAAAGATATCATCAATGTCGTTAGTGCCAAAGTGTGAGTGAACCCATACTCTGTTTTTGTTCTCACCATCGTACAAGATGTCAAACATCTTATCAAGTTCTTCTCTAGAAAACTTCTCACGTTCTTGGTCAATGTATAACCTAGCGTTAGCTTCAATAGAAAGTATACCATCAATGGTACGTCTCCAATCTTCTTCTAATGCTATGATACCTACGTTGTCTTGTGTTTGTTTTACAAGCCAATGTTCTAGTTCTCTGGTTACACTAGACTTACCAAGTCCTGTTCCACCTGTAAGAGTTACAAGCTCACCTTGTCTCAAGCCATACAGCTTTTTGTTGAGTCCTTCCCAAGGATAAGGTATGCTTTGTTTCTTCTCACGATTATGAAACTTCTCACGTTGCTCTGTAACATTAATAACACCAGATGGTGTATACACTTTAGCAGACCACCAAGATTCAACGAAGTCCTTATGTCTGTTAGACTTAAGCATATCGTTAGGGTCTTTAAACCCATTGGGAAGTGTGAGTATCCTAGCTTTTCCCGGCTTGAAAAGTCTTGCAACTTTAACTGCTGCATCTTTACCTGCCTTATCATTATCAAAAGCAACGATCACGTTTTCAAAGTTATCAAAGAACTCTAAGCTCTCCTTGATATCTCTTACTGCACCTTGTGCTCCACGCTTGATGGATACTACAGCCCACTTACTACCAAGTAGTTCATAGGCTGCCATAGCATCACACTCCCCTTCGGTTATGGTGACATACTTGCCACCCTTAAACAACTGTTGACCAAACAATCCGGTGTCATTATAACTCCCTTGTACAAAGAAATCTTTGGTAATAGAGTTTCGACATTTCGTAGCTGATAATTCATGTCCATTATAATATGGATAGAAATGTTTAATGACCTGACCTTTCAAGTCTTGCACAGCTTTAACCCCAAACTTCTGTGCAGTTGCTTGAGATATTTTTCTGTCAGTCAATGCAATGAAGCTACCCTCAGTTACATTGTCTGGTTGTTTAGTTTGAGTTGTTTGTGTTTGTGTCATAGTTTTTCCGTTACATGCTTGTTCATAGTTCGGCATAAATTCTCCACAACTGAAACACTTTGCAGAGCCATCTTGATTGACTCCTACAGCATCACTGCTATTGCAAAGTGGACAGGGTTGTTTCAACTTATCCCAAGTTGTATCATTCATGTTAGCCCTCCTCATAGACTATGTATCTTTGATTACTTTAGATTCATCCTCGATAGTTTCAGGGTCGTCAGCAACAAACTGTCCCTTATCATTTCTGGCACGTTCTGTTTCAACGATTGCTTCGTCTCTATCTTTGAGTAACTCTTCTAAGTTTGCTCGATGTGTACGACTTGCAAAGTCTAAAGCTTCTATGATAACTTGTAAGTTACCTACTTTCTGTACAATGACAGTTGCTTCTTGCTTTATTTTGTCGTCACTAATGTTGTTGACATCAAACGATGTGTTACCATCGTCATTGTTAATAGTAATAATCATTTAGAATTCCTCGTTGTCTGTATCGCCTTCGACATATTCAACTAAGTTCTCTACCTTTACAGCCATGAGTTCAGCGAACTGACCATAGTCATTCTTGTAAGGTTTGATCTTAACAATAACTTCTGAACCATTACCTACGCTGACATCTAGATCAGCACCATCAGTATCCACAAGTTTAGGTGCAGCATTTGCAGTCCCATCATTTCTTGTTGCTCGTTTACTAAATGTAAATGCAGGTTCATCATATTTAGGTTGTCCTGATCTATCTCTAACTTGATTAAGACCTATGCCCTCAAGTTTTGATGCAGTCTCAGGGTCTGTAAGAACAGTCAACCCATACTTGTGAGGTTGAAACCTCGTGTTTGGCGATGTGATGTTTGCCCACATTGCCTTTCCTTTTACATACTCATACATATATTTTCCTCCGTAGGTTTGTGTATTAAGTGTCCGGTTTTATTGGCACAAGACCGGAAACTTGTAAATATTATAAGTTAAAATTGGAGGGCAAAACTTCTTATAATATACCTTCGTATTAATCCCTAATAGCAGTGAGTATCTCTTCCCAAAATGTGAGTGAAGTATCGTCAAGTCGTACCATAAAGGTATCGTCTAGCTTGTCCACTACATGCCCTACATTTGGATAGTGTTCCGTCATGTACAATCCAAACTTCCTGTACTCATCACGAGTAAGAATCTCTGTATTGTACTGATCTCTTTCTGCTAAGTAGTTCATCTTAATAAGCTTGTATTATAACACAAGTTGCTATAAAAAGCAACCATTAAATGTTAATTGTGAATGGTAATGTGCAACCAGTAATTGTAATAGGGTTATCAAACTCTAAGTCCATGACATAATTAAGTGTTGCTTGTTTAACTTTGTTAGGTATCTTACCATCGTATTGAACATTAACAACATTGCCATTAAACAAATCATAGATCACTGTAAACTTTAATGTTCTTTTAATTGTAATGTTTTCAATGTAATCTCCATAAGGTTTAGTTGATCTAACCTTTGGACATGTCATTAACTCTGGCTCTGGCTCTGGTAGTATCTCTGGCTGTCCTAAAACCTGTGTTCCTGTAAGAACTCCTAGCCCAGCATTAACTCCTAACTCTTCTGTGGGTTCTGGTTCTATATACTTTTCAATAACCACAGTTGCAACCGGTGGTTTGTTTAAGCGTTCATCTCCCTCATTTAAGATTCTATAAATCTCTGAGTTAGTTTCTTCCATAAGAGATACTCTGTCCGATAACTCAACCAAAGAATTACGATAGCTTTCTCGTGTAGACTGTATCAAGTCTGCATTTCTATTTACGGTTTCGAACTCTTCGCTGAGAGACAGGAAAGATTTATTCAACCTTGTAAGTCCTGCTTTGTTTTCGTTTATGTTATCAGTTGTTATGTTGACTGAGCTAACAATAGCAACAAGCATTGCTACCATTACTGCACTAAAGATTATTTTAAATTTCATTTATTCTCCTATTTAAAAATATTTATTTAAGACTGCAAGTTTATCTTCATAGTCTGCAATCTTTCCAAGTTCTCCCTCAATTGTTTCCAAAGTATCGGGATGTTCAGCAACTCCTACTGGATTCTGCATTTGAATTTGTACATTCATTACATGCTTTTGGATTTGTCCCTCCAAAAATGTTGCTAAAGATTTTTTAATTTTATCTGATTGTATTATCATGCAACCTCCTGTGTTGTCCACCATATAGGCTTAGTTCTATTGCGTTCCCATTTGGCATAGTGTTTTTCGTTAATGCAGTAATCACGATAAGCAA